CGAGACCAAAGCCAAATGCTGCGACGAGTGGTTCAAGATCAACTGCTGCGGTAATTGGAACAAGTCCAGGTCCCATAGCGGCGAGGCGAGCGAACGCGTGCCTACGCTCAAGTGAGCCAGGCTCAAGTGAGTGCGCTGACGCTACAAGCGAGCGCACACCTTCATTAGTAATGTGTGAGTCTGCTGCGATCCACTGCGCTCGGGCGTGGCGAAGTGAGGCCTCGTCCATATAGTGGAGTTTTGTTGAAAGCGGGTGACCGACTGACAAAAAGTCCGAGTTCTGTAAAGAAGCTGTAGTAACTTTATTTTTAGTAGCAAGTGAGGCAAATGCAGATACTGCACGCAGTGCCGCGTACACACGAGCATCGGCCGCACCGTTTGTGTTCCTGCGAAGTTCACGGTTAGCTACTTCAAGTGCAGTGCCAAATGCGACTTGACGCTCAGGGAGTGCGCTATCGTTTACTTGATCAACAAGCTTTTGCACTTTATAGTAGAGGCTAAGCTGTTGGCTTTTGCTCAATTCGCTGCGCTTTTTATTGTTTGACATATTTAGCTTTCAACTTGTGGTAGCAGGTCCGCATCTTCACTGTCATATGTCATTACTGCGAGTTCGCGAGCGCGATCAAAACCGCTCTCGTTACTGTCAACTCCACGCTTCCACGCTGCGCGTAGAGCAGGAATTATTTCATAACCAAGACCGCTGTATTCTGCAAATTCAGTAATTGCATGCTCAGTTGTCTCGTATTCTGTGTGCTCACGAAGCTCGATGTACAGCTCTTGTGCCGCAAACGCTGTTGCAACCATTGATGCTGTTGACTTTGGATGTGCCTGCGGCAGCAAGTCATTGTCTTGCTTGTAGTTTGGGTTTGATGGAGAGCCAGACCTAAGAAGCTTTAAGTATGCATTGACGCGGGCCATCGCCCACTGGTCACGAGTCTTGCCTGGTCGGTGCGAGCTTGAAAACGCTCCAGCGCCACGGCGGTACACTGCCTTAAGTTGAGCAAGTGTTGCCTTACGACCAGACTTAGCGCCTTCGTTGTGTTCTTTTACTTTGTTCATCAACGCTTTTTCTGTTTTAGCTGAAAACTTAATGCTACGACCGCCGGCTGCAGATCCTTTTGGATTCTTTTTTGAGCCCTTGATTCTGTCTTTTTTAGGCGCAGGCTTTGACGCTGCTGCTAAAAATCCAAAATCATCGTAAGCTGAGTCATCGTCTCCAAAACTGTCGTCCATGCCGTCTTCATAGACGTATACTTCTACTTGTTCTTGCTCTGGTGTTGCGACTAGCTTTCCACCAGTCTGCATTCCAGTGATTGCGCGTAACTGCCATGCCCACTTCTTATGCATGTCGTCACGTGTTGCTAAGAGATCGCAGATACCCTGCTGGTTCGCTTCAGACGCAAGTCTAAATGAATCAAGAATGCATTCATTGAGAATACTGTTTGCCTCAAGAAGATCCGCGCTCATTAGTACTGGATCGTCAATGCTTTCGTTGTCCATGTTTTCAATCTTGGAAAACGAAGACATTGATGACAACGTTGATGGTGAGTCGTACCCAAGCTTAAGAATGCTTTCAGCAATTGGATCAACTGCGCCTTGCGCATCTGCGTAGATTTCACCAAACAACTCGTGAAACTCAGAAAAGTCCGGCCCTTTAACATTCCAATGAAATCCGATTGCCTTTGTGTAAAAAGCAAATGTTGTACCGAGGCAGTGGCCGAGGCTCATTGCGAGCTTGGCATTAGCTTCTTGCGACTGTTTTGGGTTGTTCATGATCATAGTATTCTCTTTTGCTATTGAACCGGTGTAATGCTAATTGGCTGTGCTTCCGTCGCTTCTTGAGGTGGGGTCTCGTCAACTGGGCCTGGTATAACAGACGGCACGTTTTCTATCGGCAGCGGCTGCTCTGGCTCTGAGGCAGGCTCTGTCTCTGGCGCTGCTGGTGGTTGACCACCTTGAAGCATCTGTTGAATCTCTGGTGGTATTGGTGCAACGCTCGAGGCCTGCTGTGCAGCGCGAGTTGCTTCAATAACTTCTGGAGCAACTGCTGCGAGCATCGCCTCGGTAAGCTCTGGAGTAATCGCACCCTTTTCCATAAGAATTCGTAGTGCCATTTCTGTTGGCGTAGGTGCGTCTGCATCGGAGAATCCATGCGCACGGCGCCATGTATCAAAGCTTACTGCCATGCGATCAAATCCACTGTCAGCGTCCATCGCGCGGTCGTTGCGCGTTGCAACTGCACTCGGGTCATACCAGATTGTCATTCGCTCTACATCTGCAGGTTCAAAACCATTTGCCAAGAGGTATGGGCGTAAGTATACAACTGTAAGCGCGTCTGCAATAAGCAGCATCAGTGGCTCAATGTGCGCTTTGTATAGTGCCTCATCAATTTGAAGTGCGTTGCTGTACTTTACGTTTGCAAGACCTGTGACAACATCTTTTGGAACATCAAGACCTTGCAAGATACGCTCAAGCACGCGGTCGGCGCGTTGCGCAAGTGCTGGGTCAAAGCTGCGCTCAAACTTAAACTGCTTGATCTTGTCGCCAAGTTCCGCAGGTCCCCGAATGATCAACGGTACAACTGCTGACGCGGAGTCTTCGTCACGAATTGGCGTCGTCATCGCATCAATGAGTTGATCTTCAAATTCATCTGCTGCCTCTTCAGGATTAAATCCTGGATTGAGATCGCCAGCTTCATCAAATGGATAGTTTGGATCTGGAGTTGCAGCAACGCTTAGACCATCTGGAAGGTAGAGCGCGCCAGCGTTCAAACGTGAACGCGCCGTTGAACGGAACGTGCGGTTAAGCAATAAAAGCTCTGCGCACATGTCGAGCATTCCTCGTAGTGAAGAATCGGCCTCTTCAGAGAAGCGAGGATGCGCGCGCCAGATACGACCAACAAACGCAGAATTTGGCAGTGCAGTGATGCCCTTGCCAGTCTTTCCACCAATTGACTGGCCACCCATCAAGATGTCGCGACGTGAGATGATTCCATAGTTGTTCTTTGAGTCAACTTGAACTTCATCAACTGAACGAATATCCCATGACTCTGGAATTCCAGTTCCGATGCGCGCTGGCATCTGAACTAAGAAGCATTCACCGGCTACGCTGATGTTGAGCGCGGCGTCTCGGAGAAGTCCTGCTTGTCCGCCGTACGCTGAGTCAAGTCGTGAGAGTGCGCGTTCTGCTGCCGCTGCAAGTCGTGCATCAACGACCGATGACGAGCGGACCGATACAGGTGCCTCTGCCGGGTTCTCGATGACAGCAGCATACAACCGAATACGACTAACCACAGAAGCAACAAGGTTAAAAGCATACTTGATCTCTCCAATCGCGTCGTAGTACTCCCAAGCCTCGCCCTGCCATGCACTTGATGTTGCTTGGCGACGAGCGCGGAAATGTTCTGCTTCTGTTTTGTCATTAAGCTTAACTTGAACAGCTGCCGCGGTTAAGCCACGCGGAGTGGAAAACGATGCCGACTCTGCAAACGAGTAACCAGATGGAGCAACAAGGCGTGTAGGTGGTGTCGATGTACGACGTGTCGGTGCAATACTTTTGCGAAAAACAGCCACTATCTGTTATCTCCTCGTTCGTTTGCTACGGAATTAACAAAAACTCAGTCAATGCGGTAGAGTAATCCAACCACTGCTGATATTGCGAATACGCAAGATACAACAACGGTTGTTTCACTAGCTATTGTATACATACCTACAAGACCTGATGCGACCCAAAGTCCCATGCACCATTCACACGTGATTAAATATCCGATGCCAACTCCATCTGGCTTTGACCATCGCCAGATCCGTTCGCGGATCGGGTTAAAAATGTAGTCCGTCGTGATCAGCCGTACGATACGGTACGCGGCTAGGGACAGGATAGCAAGATCAAGTACGGTGATGTTCATTCAATTGGATCCTTTGTTGAATGCATCGTTCGTGTTGGATTCCATGTCCGCAAACGGCTTCCACAGCCACAGTTCTCGTCCTTGTCTATGGCGAGGAACTTACCGGTGACCGTCGTCAGCGTTGCGCGCTTCTTTGTCTTGACAAGAGTTGCAGGGTCATACTTTTCCTGAAAGATCAAAACGGGGCCAGAATTACTGTCTCCAGCAATCATTACCGTCTGCTGAGTTAGCACTACGCGGACCGCCTCAACGCGCCGAGAGTGCGGTACGTGAATGGCGTCTGGCCAGGAAAAAGTGCTCGGGTCTTGTACGGATAGCCCCTCTGGGCAAACAACAACTCTCGCCGGGAAGAGATCAAAGATAACATTCACTTTCCAACGCCAATTCTTCTGGCCATTGCCCTATATGTAACATTTGCCGCGGAGGCAAGCTCGAGCACCGAGGCGCCCGAGCGGTAGAGCGAGATGCAGAGCTGCGTAAGCTCTTCGTTTGCCAAAGCGTAGGCGCCAGTGGGATTTGCGCGGGCGCGGTAGCGGCGGGCAAGGGGTGCCAGTCGTGCGATTGTTCTTGCATCGTCTTTTGAGATCTTCGGCGAGGACGGGTTGTAAAAGCGGCGGGCGCGGGAGTGGCGTGATTTTTCCGCTGCGGCGAGGTGAGATGAATGCGAAGAGGAAGAAGGAGGAGAAGGAACAATTGGGAGGGGGGACTTGGTTGGTTGTTGGGAAAGGGCACGGATTGAGGAGCGTTGCTTGGGCGGCGTCCACGCGTCGGCGATTGCCGCAAAGGTCCAGCCTGCCTCACGTAGCGCGCGAACACGAGCGCGCAGGGGATCGCCCGAACAAGAAACCAAAACCTTAACCTCATCATCTGGAAGCTTCATCTGCTGCATCGTATCACTCGTACACTGCACGTTGGCGCAGCGGAACATTTATGTACGAGATATACATTAAGGTTAGACGAGCTCGTAACTTCTGTACAAGAGGACGAATAGTACATTATGGATAGTGGTTTTGGCCTGAAAGACGGCTGTCGTTATGTAGAGAGAAAAATGAAATCGTTTCGTGAAAATTTATATGTCATCTAGACATTTATATATATATAAGGACGAGCGACGTACCTCTGTTCACGTGCAACAGGCCATTGACAAGACTTCTACGCCAACACCAATGAGGCACCAGCCAGCCAAAAGTAGTTCACTGATATATGAGAAGAATATCGCCAGGTGACTTGCGTTTGTGCTACAAGTGTGGTATATTGATATCATCAGGTAATCGCCTGATACGACGAAAGGACAACATAATGGCC